CTACACTCTGTCGTTCAGCATCAGCCAGAATTGCCCCTTGAGGCATGTGGTAAAAAACCAGACCAGCAATGCACTGAGCTATTTGGGCAAGGTGTTTGCAGGCTTTGGTGTGTTCCCTATTTACAGGCAGGGAGGGTACAGCGTGGGGCTGATGATAGGTGGCCCAGATGGTGACATGGAGGTGCCTGAGTGGACCATCCAGCAGGAGAGAGTCATATCAGCAAAGTGGACGATGGTGGATTCAAACATCAAAGGGGTCTACAGGGGCATTGAAGAAAACCAAACTGAGGAAGACAGGCAGCCTCCTAATCTGAGTGGAGATGGTGGATGGTTCAAGGCCAGCACTCCCATCATCCAGCAGCTCAAGGTGGACACCAGCACATATGCAGTGGGTGAGAACCCAGCACAGTGTTTTTATCGGTTTTTCCGCAGTGCTATTTTTAACGCTTTCTATGTGGGCAGAGGTGGCAGCCGGTTGACAGTTGTGCTGGCTGGTCTCTCATACGCTCGCCTGGCACTGGGTGATTATGTGACAGTGGAGTGGGACAGCCTGCAGGCCCGTGATTACTCCAACCCCACAGATGACCTGGGCCACTACATGCGAGGGCCATATTATCCAGACTGGAACGAGGAGGGTGAGGGTGACAGCTTTGAGGCTACACCAGGTGAATGGAAAAGCCCCATATCGAAACCGAATGTGATGGGCCACCTGAACAGTGACTATCAAAAGTATCGTGTGGTAGGCAGTCAGGTAGACTGGATGGCTGGACAGGTGACGCTTGAGCTTTACCTGCCAGGAGGCCGAAACCACCCACCACCACCACAGGACTGAGCTTTTCAAACCCACCCCAGTCTGCTACGCTAACAGCACCCACCCCTGCACCCACTACATCATAGGAGGCCAGAGCCATGGCCATGACTGAGATTGACCTATCAGACAGCTCACTGCCATCAGTGACAAGGTTCCAGCTGGATGGCAGCACTGCCAACCAAGCCCACCAGCTCAACATCATTGATGCTGAGACAGCCACAAAAATGACTCTGAGATTCGAGGGTGCAGATGGCAAAGTGGCATTTGTCACAGCAGCTGACGCCATCCATGCCAACCACATTGCAGTCACCAAGGACAGCACTGTGGAGTTCAGCATCGCACCCACCAAACGTGGCAACAGGGTGAGCGTCATCTATGTGGCCAGCGCCACAGTGGGCACCTATGTCAGTGTGATACTGGAGGCTGGAGCATGAAGGCACTCAGCACAGCCCATGCAGTCAGGGCCATAAACGCTGCAGCAGCCAACAGACTCACCACCATTGCAGCCCAGACTGATGAGCTGGATGGTGAGGCCAATCTCACATTTGATGGCAGCACACTGGCTGTCACAGGGGCCATCACCAGCTCCTCCACAGTCACCTGCACAGGTGTGACTATTGGCAGTGCAGTCATCACTGAGGCTGAGCTGGAGGTGCTGGACGGTGCCAGCCTCAGCACTACTGAACTCAACTATGTGGATGGGGTCACCAGCTCCATCCAGACCCAGCTGGATGCAAAGCAGGCAGCAGATGCTGACCTCACTGCCCTCAGCTCCTGTGAGTCTGGTGCAGCTGCAGCCTTCGCTCTGCTCACCTCCACTGAGGTGGCCATCCTTGACGGTGCCACCCTCAGCACTACAGAGCTGAACTATGTGGATGGTGTGACGAGTGCGATACAGACACAGCTGGCTGCAAAGCAGGCATCTGCTGCTGACCTCACTGCACTGTCATCCTGTCAAACTGGAGGAGCTGCAGCACTGGCTGCACTCACCTCAGTTGAGGTGGCCATCCTTGACGGTGCCAGCCTCAGCACAGCTGAGCTGAACTATGTGGATGGGGTCACCAGCTCAGTGCAGACCCAGCTGGATGGCAAAAGCCCAGTGGCTGGTCACTCATCTATTGCCACTGTGGGAACCATTGGAACTGGGACCTGGCAAGGAACAGCACTGGCAAATGACTATGTGGCTGCACTGCCCACCAGCAAAATCACCAGTGGCACCATGGCTGATGCACGCATAGCAGCCAGCAATGTGACCCAGCACCAGGCCAGCATCACTGGCTCAGGTGCTCTGGACAGTGGCACAATCACTGCCAACTTCGGGACCATTGACAATGGCAGCAGCACCATCACAACCACAGGCAACCTGACTGCTGGAGACATAACTGCCACAGGTGGTGACCTGGCTTTTGGCAGTGGTCAAAATGCCACATGCACAGTGACCACCACCAGTGGCACCAACACAGCTGGCAGACAGCTCACCATAGGGGCTGGCCTGGGCACAGGTACTGGAGCTCCAGGTGAGGTGGTCATCACAGCTGGCATCCCCACCAGCTCTGGCACCAATGCACACAGTGCAACACCCATTGCATCATTTGGAACTTTTGGCCCCACCTTCAACTATGGTGGCATAAGCAACCTGGCTGACAATGAGGCAGTGGGTGACAAGGTATTTTTTGGGACCGGTCAAACGGTCAAGGGCAAGCTCTACTATTTAGACACAAATGGTGCATGGGTCCTGGCTGATGCTGATGCAGAGGTCTCCACAGCATCACTGCTGACAGTGGCATGTGGTGGTGATGGGAATGGCAATGCCAATGATGCAGCCACCAATGGCATGCTCATCAGAGGCTTTGTGGACAATGCCAGCTTTGTAGATGGCACCTGGGACCAAGGAGACCCAGCCTATGTGAGCCTCACAGCTGGACAGATGACATTCACCAGGCCCAGTGCCAGTGGTGACTTTGTGCGGTGCATTGGTTTTGCCTGTGCCACCAGTGCAGTCATCTACTTTGCACCAGACAACACCTGGCTGGAGCTGTAGGTGGCTGACTTTGTAAAAGTGCAGGGGGTGGCTGCTGCCAATATCGTCAAGATAGATGGCATCACAGCCAGCTCAGTGGTCAAGGTGGATGGATGCACAACCCCATCCAGTGGTGCTTCACGTTTGGTGGCCAGCATGGATGACGCCTATGTCAGCTGGGTCAACATTGCTGATGAGGCTGCTGTGGCTACCTGGGAAAACAACACATACGAAGCAGGGGCAAGTGGTGACAGCTGGGACATTACAGACATTGCAGCTGGCAAGGATGGCAGTGGTGCTGAGTTCTATGTGGCTGTGGTCAACGGCAATAACCCTGAGATAATCCACGATGATGATGCTGACATAACCGATGGCACCAGGTGGTCTGAAATCAACCTGGGTGCATCAAATCAGCCAGTGGGCAACCTTAAGCAGAGGACTGTGCTGTGGGGGAACAATGTGTGGGTCACAGCTGGCCTGCTCACCAGCTCTAACCAATACATTTACAGGTCAACCAATGGCACCAGCTGGGCAGCCATAGACATTAGTGGCCTCACAGATATTGGCAGCGTATACACCAGTGGCATCTATGCACTGACCTCAAATGGAACAGGCACCTGGTGGTTTGGCATCAAAGGAAAAATCTACAAAAGCACAGACAATGCCAGCAGCTGGGACCTTGACAGCACCATCAGTGGTGCCACCATATGGGACCTGGCCTATACAAATGACACACTGGTCTGCCTGTATCTGGCCAGTGGTGCCAAGCTCATCACTGCAGCTGCAGCTGATACCACAGACTGGGGCACAGCTGTGGCCCTGGTGGGCTCATCCAATGCCAGCCTGTCTGCAAACCTCACAAAAAGAATGGCAGCAGGAGCTGGCAGGGTGGTCTGCATTGATACAGGCAACAGCTTGGCAGCTGATGTGAGTGGCAAAACCATCACAATCCAAGGCACCAGGCAGGCACTGCCTGATGAGGGCAACCTCAACTGCATTTGCACAGATGGCTCAGGTAACTTCTGGGCAGGCTCAGATGGTGGCACCACTGGCCCTGATGGTGGAGACATCTGCAAAAGCACTGACAATGGCCTCAGCTGGTCCAAAATAGCAGAGGGTATTGCTGTCAGTGGAAACAGAAAGATTGAAGGCATCACCACAAATGTGTACCTGCCTGTCTAAAAACAAACCTGGAGAGAGTCATGGACAACATCAAAAGCAAGCTGAACAGCCGCAAGTTTTGGGCTGCATTTTTAGGGGCTTTAATGCCTGTGGTCTGCAGCTATCTGAGTGAGCAGGTGGACCTGTGGGAAGCTATCCAGGCAGGCAGTGCCATCATCATCAGCTATCTATTCAGCCAGGGTGCTGTGGACTATGCAAGCGCCAAGGCTATTGAGCCAGCTGATGGCTGAGATGGCTGGCTGGCTTGTGGCCCTCCTGGTGGCAGCTGTGGCTGCCCTGCTGGGATACTTGCGACAGCTCAAAACCAAGGCACACCAGGCACCAGCTCCACCAGTACCCACACAGGTGCTGGCTGAGGAGGTGCAAACAGCTGCAGCAGCACAGGCAGACATTGCTGACCTGTGGGATGACCACCAAAGTGACAACCCAGCTGAGGCCATAGCCAGTGCAGCAGATGCTGCACGGGGGCAGAGGTGATGTGGTTGTGCATGATGGGGCTGTCCTGGGCTGGGGCACCATTAGACAGGCCACCCCAGCCTGTCATATCCGTTGATGAGTGCACCCAGTCCACTGCCCTGGTGCTGGGCCAGCCTGTGCCAGCTGAGCTGCTGGCTGATGGGGTGCTCAAGTGCTCAGCTGTGGCAGAGCCCACCAGCTCACTGACATACCTGCTGGCCATTGAGAGATACAGCACAGCAGCTGATGAGCTGCATGCCAGCCAGCTGATGAGGCTGCAGCTGGAGCGGGACTGGTACAAAGCAAAGGCCCAGCTGGAGCTACAGCCCCAGCCTTGGATTGAGAGACCAGGCACACAGAGGTGGCTGGGCAGACTTGAGATGCTGGCTGTGGTGGCTATCGTCAGCGGTGGCACTTATGCAGCCACCAATCAATGGGGGATAAAATGACAAGCAAAGTGGAACCGAAACTATTGGCCTGGGGCATCACAGTGGTGTTTTTGGCAGGTGGTGGGTGGATGAGTGTGACCAACCTGGGTGAGAGAGTCACCAAGCTGGAGACCAAACAGGATGAGGTGAGCAAGGACATACGGAATATCATGGTCACTCAGTCAGCCATCTGTGTGGCCACCAATGCAGACTGTAAATGACTGACACCCTGCCCCTGGTGCTGCAGCTGGTGGCCAGCCATGGCCATGCTGTGTTCACCCGTGGGCTCTACAATCTCAACATTGTTGGCATGCGCAGCTCAGACCTGTCAGCTGGCACTTTCAATGACAGGATGTGTGTGGTCTACAGAGATGAGCTGGGCTGGTGCACACGCACCTGGGCCATCACCACTGACCCAGGAGTGTACTGGAGAAAGAACCCTGGCAGGCTGGAGGGCACTGCAGTGCTCTGTGCTGGACAGTACAGGGGCAGCCACCAGCTGGGCAGGCACAGAGGCAGATACCCAGCCCTGGTGCAGACAGGGGCAGCTGTGAGGGTGTGGAGAGATGCAGACCTCAATGCCACCATCGATGTGGACCGTGAGCAGTTTGGCACTGAGGGGTACTATGGAATCAATATCCACAGAGCCAGCAGCAGAGCTGGAGGCAGCACAGAGGTGGGCAGGTGGTCAGCTGGCTGCCAGGTGTTTGCAGACCCTGCAGACTTTGATGGGTTTTTTAATCTGTGCACCAGCTCAGCTGAGCTGTATGGGCCCAGCTTTACCTACACACTCATTGAGGATGCAGACAGATAGCCATGCCCATCTATGAGTACAAATGTGAGAGCTGTGAGAGGCACCAGGAGGTGCTGCAAAAGCACACAGACCCAGCACCTGAGTGCACCAGCTGCAGCAAAGCAATGACCAGGCAGGTGTCAGCTGGCAGCTTTACGCTCAAGGGCACAGGCTGGGCCCGTGACAACTATGGGCTGGGCTCAAAGGCATAGTCAGGCAGAAATGCACACTGGTCAGCTCCAGCTGATGAGCAAAAATGTGCAGAGCTGCTGTATGGTCTATGTGCACACAGTTTGCAACGGTGCTCAACTGTGCTATTGTTGCGGCTGCTGGAGGGGAACTGACTCACTCAGCAGTCCATCACACAGGAGGACACGATGCAAAACAACTGGCAAACCAAACTCAACTGGCTCGACAACCCCACCCAGCACCCTGAGAACATTGATGACAAGGACCTGCTGGTCAGGCTGCTCACAGCTGTGCTCTACACTGGCAACGCTTATGACTCAGATGATGCAGCTGACTGGCAGCGTGGCAACCACAAGCAAGGTGCTGCAGTGTATGAGGCAGCCAGTGCTGCACTCAAGGCACTGGGTGCTGAGCATGTCATGGCCTCACTGGGTGAGAGTGGTGAGTACACCTTCGGCATTGACACCCCAGCTGAGGCAGAGGTGCTGCAGCAGCTGGAGCAGTCCATGGATGACAACACCTATGAGGATGATGAGACTGCTGAGCAGTGCATCTATGAGGGGTTTGTGCAGCTCAGCTGGGATGGTGCCAAGCACCTCAACCTCAGAGCTGAGGACAGCCTGACCAGCTGGGTCAGAGGTGTCCAGATGGACAGGTCACAGCCCTGGGCAGATGAGGAGTGGGGCATGCACTTCCACACCAGGCACAAGGTGTGGCTGGGCATGACACAGGAGGAGATGGCTGCAGCTGCAAAGCTCATGGCAGCACAGGTGGCTCAGCTCAAGGCCCAGCAGGGCATGGCTGCAGCAGGTGCAGCATGACACCAGAGCACAAGCTGGACACCAGTGACATTCTTGGAGGGCTCATATGTGTTGGGTTCCTCTTTTTACTCATGGCCATTTAAGGCCACAACAACGTCCACAGGAGGACAATCATGTCAGGACCATTCGAGGCCCCACAGGGCAGTACACCAACCACATACCGTGTGACCATCACCACAGTGGTGCCACAGTCAAACACAGACCCAGCTGACTGGGACTTTGAGACCCTACTGGAGCACATCAGAGACCACTACTGGTCTGAGGTGGACAGCGTGCCAGCTGAGTGGTCACAGCCAGCTGCAGCTCCAGCTCCAGAGCCAGAGCCACCAGCTGCCAGGTCAAGTGCCAGGGTGGGTGACAGCAGACCCAACAGACTCAGGAAACGTGGCAAAACAGAGGACCCCGAAACCTGGGTGCTGGAGTACCAGTATGGCACCAGCTATGGCCAGGCAGCCAAGCGCCTGGGCCTGGGCACTCTCTGTGACCAGAGGATGGGTGCTGTGTGGCTCACTCTGGATGAGAGGCAGGCAGTGTATGACCACTGGTGTGCCAGCAAAAACAGCCAGCTGGTGGTGGAGGTGGGCCATGGGTGAGAGACACACTGTGTACATCACCAGAGAGGTGGAGATTGAGGTGGAGGTGGACCTAACCAGAGGCAGAGCTGCCACCTGGTGGGAGCAGGCAGACCCTGCTGAGGGGTATGTGGTGGAGTCATCTGAGAGGCTGACTGAGCAGGAGCAGGAGGAGGCTGTGGATAAAGCTATGCACAAGCCACCACCTATGCCAGACCCATGGCCCGAATCAAACCCTATTGAAAAACCCTTTTAGGAGGACAGACAGATGGACAAAAACCAGACCAGCCTGCCATATGTGAGAGGCAGTGACACAAGCAGGGCAGCAGCTGAGAGCATGGAGCACATAGCACCCACCCTGAGACACAAGGTGTACAGGGCCATCCTGGGCAGAGGTGCCCATGGTGCCACTGATGATGAGGTGGTGCATGTCATAGGCCTGCCCCATCGGACAGTCACAGCCAGGAGGAGAGAGCTGGAGAGGATGGGTGCTGTGTACCGGACTGAGGCCAGGAGGCCCACCAGCTCAGGCAGGTCAGCTGGGGTGTACCAGGCAGTGGCAGGTGCAGACCTGAGCAGGAGAGCTGGCAGGCCACCAAAGCCACCAGCTGATGCCTTGAGCGTCAAGCTGACTGTCTACATGACAGAGGAGCAGGACCGTGAGCTGTGCCAGCTGGCAAGGAATCAGCGTCGGACAAAGGCACAGATGGCCCGCATGTGTATGCGTGCAGGGCATGAGCAGCTGGGTGGTGAGAGGCTGCCCAGTGCTGATATAGTGGCTGCACAAAATGCAGCAGAGGGCAGAGGGTGACCAGCTTCCATGGTGGCAGCTGGTTAGATAAAACAACACAGGAGGACAGAGAGATGGCAGACAAAGTGCAACATGATG